ACAGTTACTATTGGTAAATTATGTTACAATTATTAATTAGATTATTTGGAAAAGATTTCTTAAACAAAGTCATTGGCACAAGAACTAATGTTGTCAAACCCATTAAATTAGATAGAGCAAGTCCTTACAAACTTTATAAGGATGAGGCGTTTAACGATCCTGAGTTAAGACAACAGATAGAAGACAAACTACAAGAGTACGCACCTCTTGTGTTGTCAAATAAAAATGCATCTGAAGTTGCTAACTATGAGATGAATGCAAGAAGATTACTTAACGCCAAAGAAAGAGAGTTTGGTATAACCGACAGGTTAAAAGAAACAAGAACCCAGAAACCTGAAGCTGATATTATTGATATTAAGACAGGTAAAAAAGCAAAGGGTATTGAGTCTTTGAAAGAGGATCTAGGTTTACCACCAGAGGTAGATCCAAAAACTAAAATGGGTCAAAATTTACAAGAAATGAAACGTTTAACAAAAGAAACAGAGCTTCAGAAAAAAGATATTGATGAAACTATGGATAAAGGTTTAGAGGATATATTTAGAACTTTTATGCAACAACCTAGTAAAGATTTTGTAATGGAAGGTAAAAGAAGAGCTGTTATTAGAAAAATTTTATTAGGTGATGATAGAATAAATTTACCAAAAGAAGTTAGAACAAGTTTAGAAAACTATGATGACTTAAGAGGTGGTGGAACACCAGAGATGGATCCGTTAAATATTTTTGATAAGTATTACAAAAGAGACACTGATAAAATGGAAACACTAGATAGCATTATTGATACAGCAAAAAATGAAGTTGACGCAGCAGGTGAATTTAAATTTCTTGAAGATGGGTTTGAATTAAAAGAAAAAGACCTTGGAGACAAACTAAAAGATGTTCCTGATGATATTCCAGATATGGCAAAAGGTGGTGTTTTAGATCCCCAGATGCAAGACTTTTTAGAAAACTATTCTGATCAAATGACATTTGAACAATATTTGCAGATGATGGCTATGCGAGCTAAAAAAGCAAATGGTGGTTTAAGTTATTTATTGAGGTTGTAATGAAACTTCACGAATACAACGAAATGATGAGCTACGTTCTTAGACGTCCTATGTCTATGGGTGGCTCAGTATTAAAACCAAAACGTGGATTAGTTGATGAACCAGGAAGCTATAGTCTTAGTGAAAAAGCTTTAAAAAATATTAAAGAGTTTGAAAAAAGAACTGGCCTTAAATACGAAGAAATAAACGACCGTATGAAAAAAAGAGTTAGAGAGGGGGATAAAAATGTTGGAAGAAATATATTAGTTAAAAAATTTGAAGAGTCAAAAGAAGGTCAAAAAATAATTAAAGATTTTGAAGAAAGAACAGGAAAAAAATATGCAGATCAATTACCTGGCACAAGAAAATCTATAAGAGATAAAACGTTTGCTTTTTCAGAAAATATACCGACCGATGATCCAAAAAGATTAAAAACAATAAAAGACTATATTAAATCTGTTAAAAAAGAATTTGGATATAATCCAACTAAACAAGAACTAAGAGACTTTTTTAAAAAAACAACAGGAAAAGACTATACCAATGTAATTGCAAAAATTGCAAAAGAAATTGATCTACCATCAGGTAAGGATCAATCTGCGGCTAAGGCTGTAGACAGAGACGTTAAAAAATTATTAGAGAGTAAAACAATAACTAACACATTAGATAAAGGTAAGTTTCCCACTGATTCTCAAATTAAAAATATTTTAAAAGTAGATCCTACAATAGCAGAAACTAGAGCTATGGATTTAGCTGACACATTAACAGGAAATAGAGTTATTAGATTATTTAATGCTCCAACTAAATATAAGCAGCTTGCTAAAAATTATATTGATATAAATTCTAGAGATGGTTTTGGAACAAAAGGAAGTAGGGCCAGAAGAGGATATGAAAAAGCCTTAACTCAATTATTAGATTTACCCAAAGGCATTGCAAACATTAGAAGAGATATATTAAATAAAATAGGAAATTTTATTCCTGAACTAAAAGGAAAATTAGCGGTCGATGAAATAGCTAGTATTACTTCTAGTATGCGAAGAGGATCTGGACCTTACGCTATTTTTGCTCAAGTCTTAGGGTCTGATTTTAACTCAGAGGTAAAAGGAGGTAGAATAGATAGTCAAAAAGGAACCCTAGAAAAAAAATTAGTTAATCTTGCAAAAAATGATCCAGAAAGAATAAGACTACAACAATTATATAACAAGCAAATTAATAAGTTTGAACTAGAGGCTAATAAAAATAATCCTATTAAAAAAGTAAAAGGATTAAAATTATCTTTTGAGCCTCCATCAAAAACTGTAAAAAACAAAAAAGTTTATAATCAATACAAAGATTTATTTGATGCACACTATAATAAATATGGTTATTCTTTTGAGGTGCCTGCAGATAGAGACTCAATCGTGGATATATCTAAAAAATTAGATAACAAATCTTTTCAAAATACAATAAAAAATAGATTTAAAAAATTAATTGGTAAAGGTGGAAAGTTTGGAGCGTTAGTTGGCTTAGGGACTTTAGCTGGCACAGGATTTGCTTTGGCTGATGAACCCGAAGCCGAGACACCCGATGATTTTCCAACAGGCAAAGTTGCAGCAGGAGCTGCGGCAGCACCACTAGCTACAAAAAAAGGAAGAAGTATTTATGGTAAAGCAGCAAAACAAATTGCAAGAGGTTTAGGAAAAACATTAGCTGTTGGTGCATTACCGCTAGAAGCTGGTTTTGTATTAAGTGATTTAAAATCAGGTGCATCCACACCTGAAGCATTAGCCAATATTGTTTTATTAGGAGGAGCTGTAAGACAAAAAGAGAAAAAAGATTTTATATCAAATAAGTATGGTCCTGAAGTTTATGCACAAATTCAATCTTATAAAAGTTTTGGTGAAGACGGTATGGATACGCCACAAGAACTACCAGAACAATTTAAAGCTATTGAATTAGAAGCAGAACAATTTTTAGAGGATGAAAGAACAAGAAGAGCTGAAGAATTTGCTAGACAAACAGAAGAAGATAGATCTTTACCATTAATGCCAGAATCTATGACTGAGGGTTTGTACGCATTTGGTGGCCGTGTCGGTTTTGCAGAAGGACCAAAAGATCCAGGTAGAAGAAAATTTATTAAACTAATGGGCATACTTGCTGCATTACCTTATGGTATTGGTAAACTTGTAAGAACAACAGAGTCAGTAGCACCTGTTATAAAACAAGGCGCTAAAATCGGTTATGATAAATTTTTAGAACTTGCAGCTAAAATAAAAATTCTTGGAAAAAAAGATCCTGGTAGAACAACAATGGATAGACAAGAGGTTACTGTTTACAGAGGTAAAGATGGTAGCGAATATGAATTGACAGAAGATATTACAACAGGAGATGTTAGAATTACAAAAGATAAACCTGGTATGGCTCAATCTGGAGACGAGGTTTATGATACTATTCAAGACAGAACAACAATGGAATATAAAAAAGGCTCCACAGACGTAGATCCTAAAACAGGTAAAAAAATTCAATATCCAGATGAATATGAGGAGGTTAAAGAAGTAGCTGGACCTGATGGGACATTTGATGATATTGATGAAGTTGATGATATAATTGCAAGAGAAATAGATGAAGAAATCAAATAAACTATCAAAAGGACCACCACCATTAAGAGGACCTAATCCACAAGGGTTGAATATCCCTCCTAAAAGAGTTACAGTGGTTCGATTGGAGAAAATAAATGGCAGAAATAGACAAAGCTCTTCCAAACGTTGAGCAGACTATTAACATACCGAATCCTGATGAGATACAGGTAGAAGTCGAAAAAACAGAAAAGAAACCACAAGCACCTGTTGAGGTTAACCAAAATGATGATGGTAGTGTTGACATTAATTTTGATCCATCACAAGTTAATTTAGAACAAAGTCAAGATCACTTTGCAAACTTAGCAGAACTATTACCTGATGACGTTCTTGATCCTATTGGTCAAGAGTTAGCTGCAAACTATCAAGATTATAAATCTTCTAGAAAAGATTGGGAAAGATCATACACACAAGGTTTAGATTTATTAGGATTTAAATACGAAAGTAAAACAGAACCATTCAAAGGTGCATCAGGTGCAACACACCCTGTATTAGCAGAAGCAGTTACACAGTTTCAATCTTTAGCGTACAAAGAATTATTACCATCAAGTGGTCCGGTTAGAACACAGATTATTGGATTACCAACACCAGAAAAAGAACAGCAAGCGTTACGTGTAAAAGATTTTATGAATTACACAATTATGTCAGAGATGAAAGAATACGAAGCTGAGTTTGATCAGATGTTATTTTATTTACCACTATCAGGATCTGCATTTAAAAAAGTTTATTATGATTCTGTTATGGGTAGAGCTGTTTCTAAATTTGTACCTGCAGATGATTTAGTTGTTCCTTACACAGCAACATCATTAGAAGATGCAGATGCAATTATTCACACAATAAAAATTTCAGAAAATGAATTAAGAAAACAACAAGTGGGTGGTTTCTATCGAGACATAGAATTAAATCCTGCTTATATGAACGAATCTGAAACAGAGAAAAAAGAAAGAGAACTTGATGGCACAAGAAAAGGTAAAGATCAAAAGATGTATACTTTGTTAGAGTGCCACGTTAATTTAGACATTGATGGTTTTAATGATGTGACTGCTGATGGAGCACCAACAGGAATTAAGTTACCATACATTGTAACTATTGAAGAATCATCAAAAGAAGTATTATCAATAAGAAGAAACTACGAAATCGGTGACGCTACAAAAAGTAAAATTAGTTATTTTGTTCACTTTAAATTTTTACCTGGTCTTGGTTTTTATGGTTTTGGTTTAATTCATATGATTGGTGGATTATCTAGAACTGCAACATCAGCACTAAGATCACTACTAGATGCGGGAACTTTATCTAATTTACCAGCAGGATTTAAAATGCGTGGTATCAAAATGAGAGATGAGTCACAGTCTATTCAACCTGGAGAGTTTAGAGATGTAGATGCTCCTGGTGGAAATTTAAAAGATGCTTTTATGACTTTACCTTTCAAAGAACCATCGCAAACTTTATTAGCACTTATGGGCGTCGTAGTACAAGCAGGTCAAAGATTCGCTTCAATAGCAGACTTGCAGGTAGGTGAGGGTAATCAATCAGCAGCTGTGGGTACGACAGTAGCTATGCTGGAAAGAGGAAGCAGAACAATGTCTGCTATACACAAGAGATTGTATGCCTCAATGAAAAAAGAATTTAGTTTATTATCAAGAGTTTTCAAATTATATCTACCTCCAATCTACCCCTATGATGTTGTCGGAGGCCAGAGGCAGGTAAAACAATTAGACTTCGATGACAGAGTAGATATATTGCCAGTTGCAGATCCTAATATCTTTTCTCAGACACAACGGATCTCCCTCGCACAGACAGAAATGCAACTGGCTGCCTCTAATCCAGCTATTCATAACCAGTACGAGGTTTATAGAAATATGTATGAAGCGTTAGGTGTAAAAGATATTGATTTAATCTTAAAAAAACCACAACCACCTACACCAAAAGACCCAGCGTTAGAACATATTGATGCGTTAGCAGGAAAACCATTCCAAGCTTTCCCTGGTCAAGACCATCAAGCACACATCACAGCGCATTTAAATTTTTTACAAACAAATATGGTAAGAAATGCACCTATGGTTGGCGCTGCAGTTCAAAAAAATATACTCGAACACATTAGTTTAATGGCACAAGAACAGATAGAATTAGAATTTAGAGAAGAATTACCAAGATTAGCAATGATGTTGCAACAATCTATGGTAAATCCAGAGATGCAAAGAGAGGCAGTTGCACTTCAACAACGTATTGAAAGCAGAAAAGCAGTGTTAATATCGGAAATGACTGAAGAATATATGAAAGAAGAGAATAAAATTACTTCTAGATTTGGAAATGACCCGATTGCAATGCTTAGAGCAAGAGAATTAGACCTACAAGCACAAGAAAATGCTAGAAAACAACAAGAAGGTGAAGAAAGAATCAATCTTGACCGTATGAGAGCGATGATGAACAAAGAAACACAAGACGAAAAGCTCGATCAAAACGAAAAATTAGCAAATTTACGTGCTGATACGTCTATTGAGAAGACAATTTTAGCAAACGAATTAAAAAAGGAGTAATTTATGGCATGGTTTAGTTTAGCAAAGATCGCAATGCAAGCAGGAGCTAAAATATATTCAAACAGACAAAAAACTAAGATGGCAATGTCTGATGCACAGCTAATGCACGCAGAAAAAATGGCCCGAGGAGAAGAAGCTTACCAAGGCAAGCTGTTAGAGGCTAGGCAATCGGACTGGAAAGACGAATTCGTGTTGGTTATATTAACAATCCCGATATTAGTGCTCGCTTGGGCAGTTCTAAGCGAAGATCCGGAGGCGATGGACAAGGTAAAATTGTTTTTTGACTATTTCTCTACTTTACCAAGTTGGTTTACTAACTTATGGATACTTGTAGTTGCGTCAATTTTTGGTATAAAGGGTACACAGATATTTAGAAACGGAGGCAAAAAATAATGGCAGGAAAACCAATAAGCAAAAGTAAAAATCCAGGTTTAGTTAAATTAGC